TGGAGAAGGTTCTAAAGGAGCATTACACGGCTTAACCAGGTTTAGTATGGAGGACGCTCCTGCGAATAGCTTTTTTTTAGAATACTTATCAAGACCACCTACAGCTGAAATATTCTTTGAAGACGTTCTAATGGCATTAGTATTTTACGGGATGCCTATACTTGCAGAGAATAATAAACCTCGTCTCTTGTATTATTTGAGACGTAGAGGATATAGGGGTTTTAGTATGAATAGACCTGATAAAGTTTGGAACAAGTTATCTACAGCAGAAAAGGAAGTGGGTGGTATACCTAACTCTAGCGAAGATATAAAACAAGCTCACGCTGCAGCAATTGAAATGTATATACAAGATCATGTAGGCATGAAACAAGATGGTAGCTTTGGTGATTTATATTTTAATTCACTTTTAAATGACTGGGCTAAATTCGATATAAATAAAAGAACAAAGTTTGACGCATCAATAAGTTCTGGATTAGCTATTATGGCTAACAACAGGCATTTATACGCGCCAAATGCTAAGGTTGAAAAACCAAAGTTAAATATAAATATTTCCAAATATAGTAACGCTGGAAATAATTCAAGAATAATTAAAAAATAAGTATGGCACACTCTGGTATTAGAAGTTTTTTTCCAAGTCAAACCGTTAGCGATGCTGAAAAGTTGAGCCACGACTATGGTTTAAAAGTTGGAAAAGCTATAGCGGCTGAATGGTTTAATAATGACAAAACACACAATAGACATAAAACCAGTAGCAATAATTTTCATAATTTAAGATTATATGCTAGAGGAGAACAATCTACACAAAAATATAAAGACGAACTATCTATAAACGGTGACTTGTCTTACTTAAATTTAGACTGGACACCAGTTCCAATAATTTCTAAATTTGTTGATATCGTGGTAAATGGTATGACAAACAGAATGTACGATATAAAAGCTTATTCTCAAGATCCATTTGGTGTTGAAAAAAGAACAGAATACATGGAATCTTTATTAAGAGACATGAGGTCAAAAGAATTTAATAAAGCAGCTAGTCAAGCTTTTGGTATTTCTTTAGAAGAAAATGATCCTGATAAAATACCAGAAACAGAAGAGGAATTAAAACTACACATGCAGCTAACATACAAACAAGCTGTAGAAATAGCAGAGGAACAAGCTTTAAACGTTTTAATGCGAGGCAATAATTACGATTTAGTACAAAAACGTTTTTATTATGATTTAGCGGTTTTAGGTATTGGTGCTGTAAAAACTTCATTTAACACATCTGAAGGTGTTGTAATAGATTATGTTGATCCAGCAGACCTAGTGTATTCACATTCTGACTCTCCTTATTTTGAAGATATATATTATGTTGGTGAGGTTAAAGAACTACCTATAAATGAATTAGCAAAACAATTTCCACATTTAACAGAAGAAGATTTACAAGAAGTAGTTAGAAAAAGAACTTTTAATAGAAACAATAGTTCTATTAGACACTCAAATCAAGAGAACGATAATAACAAAGTTCAAGTTTTATATTTTAATTTTAAAACTTACATGAATGAAGTTTATAAGGTAAAAGAAACTGGCACTGGAGCTGATAAAATAATAAACAAAGACGATAATTATAATCCACCACAAAATAAAGAAGGTAGTTATAGTAGAATTTCTAGAACTATAGAATGTTTGTTTGATGGCGCTATGGTTCTTGGTTCTGAAAAATTACTTAAATGGGAAATGTCAAGAAACATGATAAGACCTAAAAGTGATTATACTAAAGTTAAAATGAACTATGCTATTGTTGCGCCTAGAATGTACAACGGTAAAATTGAATCTATAGTTAGTAGAATTACTGGTTTTGCTGATATGATACAGTTAACACATTTAAAGTTACAACAAGTAATGTCACGTATGGTGCCTGATGGTGTTTACTTAGATGCGGATGGTTTAGCAGAGGTTGATTTAGGTAATGGAACTAACTACAATCCACAGGAAGCTTTAAACATGTTCTTCCAAACAGGTTCTGTTATTGGAAGGAGTTTTACTTCTGATGGTGATATGAATCCAGGTAAGATACCTATTCAAGAAATATCTAGTGGTAGCGGTGGTCAAAAAATGCAAGCTCTTATAGGTAATTATAACTATTATCTGCAAATGATAAGAGATGTAACTGGTCTTAATGAGGCTAGAGATGGTAGTATGCCAGATAAAAACGCTTTGGTAGGCGTGCAAAAATTAGCAGCCGCAAATAGTAACACAGCAACAAGACATATATTAGACGCTGGTTTATTTTTAACATCTGAAACATGTGAGTGTTTATCTCTTAGAATATCTGATATTATAGAGTATTCACCTACTAAAGATGCTTTCATTCAAGCTATAGGAGCTCACAACGTTGCGACTTTAGAAGAAATGTCTGAGTTACATTTGTATGACTTTGGTATATTTATAGAGCTATTACCTGATGATGAAGAAAAAATGATGCTAGAAAATAATATACAAATGGCATTGCAACAACAAAGTATAGAGCTTGAAGATGCTATTGACCTTAGAAATGTTAACAATATTAAGTTTGCTAATCAGTTGTTGAAAATAAGAAGAAAGAAAAAACAAGATAGAGATCAGCAATTACAACAACAAAATATACAAGCTCAATCTCAAGCTCAGCAACAAACCGCTCAAGCACAGGCTCAAGCTGAAATGCAAAAAAACCAAATGATGATGCAATCACAAGCTCAATTAGAACAAATAAAAGCAGAGCTTGATTTTAAAAAATCAAACTCAGATCATCAAATGAAAAAAGAAATATTATTATTTGAACACCAAATGAATATGCAACTAAAAGGCATGGAGGTTCAAGGTGTACAATTAAGAGAGAAAGAAAAAGAAGATCGTAAAGATGAAAGAACAAAGATTCAAGCGTCTCAACAAAGCGAGATGATTGATCAAAGGCAAACTGGAAAACCACCTAAAAATTTTGAAAGCGGCCAAGCTTTAAACAGCAGTAGCTTTGATTTAGGTCCAGTAAGCATGGAGTAAATTATTAACTATTATTATATTATATTATGGCAAAAAAAGAAAAACCAATCGTTGACAACGAGGTTGGAAAATTAAAAGTAAAAGAACAACAACCAAAAGGTAAAGAAACAAAAGGAAATATTACTGAGGTTAAAGAAAAAATGAAAGCAAAACCTGTTATTGAAGAAGAGTCTATAACTAAGGTTGATTTAACTAAACCAATAAAACCAGAAGAAAATGAAACTAAAAAAGACAACGCTGACGACAGCGGAGTGGTTGCAGAGTCTGAAAATGCCAACGCCCCACAAGAACAAGAAGAAGTACAGCCGGAAACAGAAGCACAAGAAACTCCAGCAATAGAAGAAGTTACTGATGAAGAAGTTGAAGAAGTAGCTGAGCAAATTGATGAGGCAGTAACTGAAGCCGAAACAACAGGAGAACCTTTACCTGAAAATATACAAAAGCTCGTAGACTTTATGAGCGAAACAGGTGGAGATATAAATGATTATGTTAAACTTAATAGAGATTATAGTGACTTAGATGATAAAAGTTTACTTTATGAATATTATTCACAAACAAAACCTCATTTAAATAATGAAGAAATTAACTTCCTTATGGAAGATCAATTCTCTTACGACGAAGAAGTCGACGAAGATAGAGATATACGAAGAAAAAAACTAGCGTTAAAAGAGCAAGTTGCCAACGCTAAAAGCCACTTGGACGGGCAAAAGTCCAAATACTATGAAGAAATTAAAGCTGGAAGTAAACTCACAACTGAGCAGCAGAAAGCTATGGATTTCTTTAATAGATATAACAAAGAGTCAAAAGAAAATGAAGCAAAAACAAAGGCTCAGCGATCTACTTTTGAAAACAAAACAAGCAGTCTTTTTAACGAAAAATTCAAAGGTTTTGAATACAACGTTGGAGACAAAAAGTTTAGGTTTAATGTAAAAGATGTAGATTCTGTAAAGGAAGCTCAGAGCAATAGTGATAATTTTTTCAAAAAGTTTTTGGATAAAAACAATCACCTCAAAGATGCTAAAGAGTTTCACAAATCTTTATACACAGCTACCAATGCCGATGCTATAGCTAATCACTTTTATGAACAAGGAAAAGCCGATGCTATGAAAGATAGTATTGAAAAAGCTAAAAATGTTGATATGACACCTAGACAAGGACATAGTGAAATTGAATCTGGTGGAATTAAAGTAAGAGTGCTTGGCGACACTACTGAAGACTTTAAGTTTAAAATTAGAAATAAAAACAAATAAAAATTTAAAAAAACAAAATTATGGCAATATCAAATCCTGGTGCTTTGTTAAATAGCGTTCCTGCTCCTTTTAAGCAAACGCTAGCAACAAATTACTTAGACCTTAACGGCGCAGGCGGTTGGGGACAACAATATGTACCAGACCTAATGGAGAAAGAAGCTGAGGTTTTCGGACCTAGAACTATTTCAGGTTTCTTATCTCAAGTTGGGGCTGAAGAATCTATGACTGCTGATCAAGTTATTTGGTCAGAGCAAGGTAGATTACACTTATCTTATAAAGGAACTGTAGCTACAGCAGGTGGTGTAGTTATGGGAGCTGCGGGTGGTGCGTCTTCACGAATTACACTTACTACTGACATTGATGGTAGAGCATTAAACGCTGCTGGTCACTCTATAAGAGTTAACGATATGATTATCGTTTCTGACTCTGTAAACGGAGTTGTTAAATGTTTAGTTGGTGCTGTAGGTGCAACAACTATAGACGTAGCTCCTTACAACAACGGTAGAGTTGATTTACAAAATGGACCTGGAGCTGGGTTATCAACTATATTAGTTTTTGGTTCTGAATTCGGTAAAGCAGATAGCTACAGAACAAGTACTGGAACTCAAGTTGATACTAGAGGTGCTAACGAGCCAGACTTCACTACGTTCTCTAACAAACCAATTATAATGAAAGATTACTACGAAGTATCTGGATCTGACGTTTCAAGAATTGGTTGGGTTGAAGTTGCGTCTGAAGATGGTAAATCAGGTTACTTATGGTACTTAAAAGCTGAGTCTGATACTAGAGCTCGTTTTAATGACTATATTGAAATGGCAATGCTTGAAGCAGAAAAAACAGATAGTACTTCTGACTTAGATGGTTCTGCTTGGTTAAACGGATCAGCTGCCGCTACTGATGTTGGTACTGAAGGTTTATTCGCTGCTATTGAATCAAGAGGTAATATTACTTCTGGTATTCAAGGTGTTAGCGCAGCTACTGATTTAGCTGAGTTCGATGACATCTTAGCTGAGTTTGATTCTCAAGGTGCTATTGAAGAAAACATGATGTTTGTAAATAGAGGAACTTCTCTTGCTATAGATGACATGTTAGCTTCTATGAATTCTTACGGAGCTGGTGGTACTTCTTACGGAGTGTTCGACAACTCTGAAGATATGGCATTAAACTTAGGTTTCTCTGGTTTCAGACGTGGATCTTACGATTTCTACAAGTCTGACTTTAGATACTTAAACGACAAAGCTACAAGAGGTGGTATTAATGCTACTGCTGGCGCTAACGCTATCAGAGGTATTATGGTTCCAGCTGGTACGTCTACTGTTTATGATCAATCATTAGGAAAGAACCTTAAACGTCCTTTCTTACATGTTAGATACAGAGCTTCACAAACTGATGATAGAAAAATGAAATCATGGGTTACTGGTTCTGTTGGTGCAGCTACATCAGCGCTTGACGCGATGCAAATGCACTTCTTAACTGAAAGATGTTTAGTTACACAAGGTGCTAACAACTTTATGTTGATGAAGTAAGCACAATTATTTTAAAGAGTCGGGGCTTCGGCCTCGACCCTTTATTTTTATTAATTTTATTATATATTATATTATGGCAAAGAAAACAAAAAAAGTTGAGGTAGAAGAACCTCAATTACAAGAAACAATGGTTGAAGAAACATATATAGAAGAACCAACCACAACAGAAAGATTAAAACCTACTAACGAGTGGGAAATAAAAGATCGTGTATATTACTTAACCGGTAATAACAAACCAATATCAAGATCAATAAAAGCAGCTAACATTTATTGGTTTGATAAAGAAAAAGGTTATGAAAGAGAGCTTAAGTATTGTCAAAACCAAACAACATCTTTTGTAGACGAAATGAAAGGAGACCAAAGACTATCTCACATTGTATTTAGATCAGGAAGTTTATTTGTAGAAAAAGAAAAAACTGTTCTACAAAAACTATTGTCTTTGTATCACCCAGATAAAGATACTTTATATTATGAGTTTAAACCATCTGCTATTGCAGCTGAAGAAATAGATGTTTTAAATATACAGGTAGATGCTTTAATAGCTGCTAGAAATTTAGATATAGACACGGCTGAAGCTATTATGCGTGTAGAGAAAGGTTCTGAGGTATCAGAAATGAGTTCTAAGGAAGTTAAAAGAGATTTACTAGTGTTTGCTCGTACTAATCCTAAACTGTTCTTAGAATTAGCAGATGATGAAAACGTTATATTAAGAAACTTTGGTATTAAAGCTGTTGAGGCTGGTGTACTAAGATTGTCTACGGATCAAAGAAACTTTTTATGGGGATCTAATGGTAGAAAAATAATGACAATACCATTTGACGAGCATCCATATACCGCGTTAGCTCATTGGTTTAAAACTGATGAAGGTATGGAAATCTATTCTAATATAGAAAAAAGGTTAAATTAACAAATATATGGCTGCCCTTCGGGGTGGCCATTTATTAAAAATTCAATATGAAAAAATCAAAAGGACTAGGAGATACTATTGAAAAAATAACAAAAGCAACTGGTATAAAAAAAGTTGTAGAAAAAATTAGTAAAGCCACGGGTAAAGATTGTGGTTGTGACCAAAGAAGAGATAATTTGAATAAATTATTTCCTTATAACTACTTAAACAAATAATATGGTACTTATAGATACAGTATATCAAAGAGTTTTGGCGCTAGCCAACAAAGAACAAAGAGGTTATATAACACCACAAGAGTTTAATTTATTTGCTAATCAAGCTCAATTAGAAATACTAGATCAATATATGAACGATGTTAATTACTTTAACAGAACTCCAGGTAATAGCGAAGAGTATGCTGATATGTCAAGAATACTAGACGAAAAACTTGGAGTATTTAAAACAGAATTAACCTTATCAGCTGTTAATGGTATAGTTAATTTTCCAGTTAACCTATATAAATTAGGTAAAGTTTATATTAGAAATGGAGCTAGAGAGGCTGATCAACTAACAAAAGATCAAGTATCTAGAATAACAAAATCAAGATTAACAGCACCAAATCAACAACGGCCAGTTTTTGATATATTAAACAATCAAATACGTTTGCAACCAGCGATTTCAGCCAATGATGTGGTGGTTTCTTTTGTTAGAAAACCTATTTCAGCAAACTGGGGATATGTAGTTATAAACAATAAAGCGCTATACGATCCTAATCCAGCTAAAACAACAAACTTTGAACTTCATGATTCAGAAGAAACAGAGCTGGTATATAAAATACTAAAACTAAGCGGCGCTGCTATCCAAAGAAACGATATAGCTCAATTTGCACAAGGCATGGAGCAAGGTATTCAACAATCAGAAAAAGTATAATATATGGCATTAATAACACAAACACCGGGAAATTATTATAGTAACATTAATGATAATTACGGAGAGTATCAATTTACATCTTTATCTGACGTTATAGATCAATTTATGATAGCTTATGTTGGTGATAATAAAGTTATACCTAGAGTAAACGCCTATGAAGTACAGTTTCACGCTAAAAGAGCCTTGCAAGAATTATCTTTTGATACGTTTAAATCATGTAAATCGCAAGAAATAACACTACAACCAAACTTACAAATGGTCTTACCACAAGACTATGTTAACTACGTAAAAGTTTCTTGGGTTGCAGCCGACGGAATAAAACGTAGAATACATCCAACGACGAGAACGTCAAATCCAAAACCTAAATTTATAAATGAAAATGGTGGCTATGAAGTTTTAGCTACAGCAACTAGTGTAACAAATACTAGCAATGATATTGTTTTAGACGGTGAATATCCAAATATTCTACCAGACATGACTTTACAAGGAGCTATGGATAACACTGGTTTAAATGGTTTTACTGTGGTATCAAATACTGTAAGTAATGGTATAACTACTTTAACAATGAGTGGTCCCGCTACGGCAAGTTTTACAGGAAACCAACTATTAAACTTTACATACGCTAATGGTGAACTAGCTATTGATAACGAACCGTTTTATTTAACATCGTTAGGTAATATAACAATAAGTGAAAAAATGATAACTAGTTTTGTGACTGGAGGTTTAGACGCTAACATTTCACAAGTAAAAGTTGGTATGAAAATATACCATCCTAATTTTCCTGTTGGAACTTTAGTTACCGCTATTGATACCAACCCCGTTTCTGGAGCCGCTGTAGTTATATCTTTAAGCGAAGATGCGATCGCCGGTTACACAACTGCTTATGACACGGTGGGTATATTTTGTGATGAAAACCCAGACTCAGATACTTGGACTAAGTACAGGGGTGTTGATCGCGCTAGTGAGAATAACAGAACTGTTGAAAGTTTTGATGTTGAAGACATATCAAGATACGGCCTTGATCCACAATACGCTAATGTAAATGGTAATTTTTACATAGATTGTGATTCTGGTAAAATTCATTTTAGCTCTGATTTAGTAGGTAAAACAATAGTACTAGATTACATAAGTGATACTTTAGGAAGTAACAAAGAAATGAAAGTTCATAAGTTTGCAGAAGAAGCTATGTACAAATGGGTTGCTCACGCTATATTATCTAGCACCATGAACGTTCCAGAGGGTTTAGTGGCGAGATATAAAAAAGAAAGATTTGCGGCTGTTAGAACTGCAAAATTAAGATTATCTAGTATCAAGCTAGAAGAAATTACTCAAATTTTAAGAGGTAAGTCGAAACAAATAAAACATTAATTAAATGCCTGATATTAAACACCAGTTTTCTAGTGGGAAAATGAACAAAGATCTCGACGAGAGAATTGTTCCAAATGGAGAGTATAGAGATGCTATGAATATACAAGTGTCAACGTCAGAAGGGTCAAACGTTGGTACAGCTCAAAACATACTTGGAAATATACTACATCATAATTCTACTTTTGTAATGCCAAACAACGCAGTTACTGTAGCTACTATTGGTGATGAAAAAAATGATTATGTGTATTGGTTTGTTCATGGCTCAGATAAAGATTGTATATTAAGAAAAAGTGTAAACAATAAAAATATTGAAGCTATTTTTGTTGATTTATTTAGCCACTCTAGTAGATCTGGCGCTAAACGTGTTTTAGGTTTTGGAGATGAAGGTACTGTTCCAACTAGTAGCTCGGATTACGTAAAACAAATAACGGGTATAAATATTTTAGATGATTTACTTTTTTGGACAGACAATTATGGTGAACCAAAAAAAATAAATATACCAAGAAGTATAGCTGGTACAGGTTCAACAGGAACAGCGCATACTTGGTTAGTGAACAAAGACACTGGTAATATTACCACTACACAAATAGAAGAAAAACATGTTTGTGTAATTAAAAGAGGACCATCAACACCGTTAGCGTTACAGTTTAATACTATAAAAGGTAGAGATGATTCAAAACAATATGCTGGTATCATAAACGTTACCGACGATCCTGGGACTTTGTCAAACACATCTTCTTTGTTTGTTCCTGGTGATATTTATGCAGCCACACCAATTCCAGATGTAAGTAACAATTACGATTTTTCTCCGTATCAAATTGGTGATATAATACATATGAGTATAAACACCGATATAGATGGTAATCCAGATTTTACTTTAGAGTGGAACATTGGTGACACTGTAGTTATAAAAGAATTTGATGACGATGGCGTGGCGCCTACAACGCCGCTTAGAGATTACCGTATAAAAGGTAAAATTGTTACTTTCCAAGATCCCATAGCACTTCCATTAGATGTAGACGTTACTAACTTTACTCAAGATACAACGGGTTCATACGGTTCTAGCTCTGCAAACTTTACTGTTTGGGGTATAGATAGATCTAAAGTTGCTGTAGAAATAGAATCAATAAACGGTTTTCCACCATCTGCTATTGGTGGTTTTGGAGCTGGTAATTTAAATTATGTTATTGATTTATTTGACGATGAAACAAAACTATATGAGTTTAAGTTTCCTAGATTTTCTTATAGATATAAATATGAAGACGGTGAATATTCAATTTTTGCACCATGGTCTGAAGTAGCATTTTTACCTAGTGCTTTTGATAACCATCCACAAAAAGGTTATAATCTAGGTATGACGAATAAAATTCAAGACATACTTTTGGACGGATTAGTTCCTTTTGATATACCTTTAGATGTTGTAGAAATAGATATACTTTATAAAGAAGACACTTCGACCAATGTTTACGTGGTAGAAACTATTAGCCCTAAGGACACGCCTAAATCTAATGTTTTAGGAGCTCTTAATGAATGGGATCTTGGATCTTACTATCTAACATCTGAAACAATAAAATCTTTAACGCCTTCTAACCAGCTTTTAAGATCTTGGGATTATGTTCCAAGAAAAGCTCTTGGTCAAGAAGTGACTGGTAATAGAATTGTTTACGCTAATTATCTACAGCAATTTAACTTAAGAGAAGGTAATCCATATGACAACAACATACCTTACTGGCAACCTAAATTCGAAATATCTGTTCAACAAAAACCGAACAGTATACCATCCCCAATAAAAACTATAAAATCACTTAGAGAATATCAATTAGGCGTTGTGTTTGTAGACGCTTATGGTAGAGAAACGCCAGTGTTATCTAATAATACTGGTTCTATAAAACTAGACAAATCTTACGCGCTCACAGGTAATCAACTGAGTGTTTCTTTTTCAAATCCTATTGGGCCAAACAATATGGCTTATTTTAAGTTTTATATAAAAGAAACATCTGGTGAGTATTACAACATGGCTATGGATCGTTTTTATGATGCAGCAGATGGTAATGTTTGGTTAGCGTTCTCTTCTTCAGATAGAAATAAACTTGATATAGATACTTTTTTAATATTAAAAAAAGGTACAGGATCAGATAATATTGTTAGCGAAAGAGCTAGATATAAAGTGTTAGCCATAGAAAGCGAAGCGCCTGATTATGTAAAAACAACAAAACTTTTGATTTCTACTAAAGTCCACACTACAAGTGGTAGTGGCGCTGTAGATCTTTTTGGTAGCACTATGGTTGGTGCTCCTGAAACTGGAGGTTATAAATTTAAAGTTAAGTACGAGCCATTTTATTCTGATAGTGGAGGTGATTTACATAACTTAATACGACCTGGCGTAGAACTTTGGGTTGACTTTAGATTGGCTGCTGAAGATGAAGTTTCAGCTAGATATAGAATAACGAGTATAAAATGCGACTATGAAATAGGTGGTACAGTTACAATGGGTGATTCTTATTATTACATAACAATAGATGGGCTGTTTAACGATGATGTAAATTTTATTACTGATGACGCGACTGGTGCTGCTTCTACAAAGATACTAGAAACTACTGAAATAAGGTTTTGGAAGTATGCGGTTGAAAATAGACCACAGTTTGATGGTAGGTTTTTTGTAAAAATTTATAACGATGGTACATTTAATAGATATGTAACAAAAGATTTTGACACTGCAAGCGCTAATGATTATAGAATAATGGCTAAAAAGCCTATATATCTTTTAGACGAGTCAATGCACGATCCTAATTTTGCTGGAGGTAGCGTTCAGATATGGAACGCAGTACAGGATTTAGGAGCTAGTCAAGCACCGCATTACGCTATTGGTCTGCCAACATACCACGGTTTAGGCGCTGGTAACTTTTTTACTCAAACAGCAACAGGTGAATACGATCAATTTTATGATTATTACAACGATACACCAGCTGGACCCGCGCCACATGATACTGCTGCTAATGTGCAAGCGGCTGGCACCATGGACACAACACGTCAAGGTGGTGTTACAACTGGATGGTGGAGAAAAACACAGTTCTGGGCTTGGTTTGTAGATTTTCATTGGAAAACAACCGGTACAGATTTCATGGGTAACTCGCTAATCGCCTTAGGATCTAATTTAGGTGCTGATTTAGATATAGAAGGTGTTAATGGTCATTTTTACCCTGGAGACGGTTTTGAGTGGACAGCCGAAGAGCCTGGTAAATATGGAAATGATATATACAAGCCAGATCAAAAGCATGAGGTTTGGTTTATAGATAATGGTAGATATAGAGGTAGAAATTTAGTAGGTAATGAAGTTGGTGATCTAACTGGCGCAAATAATTATTCTAAAATGGGTGATCAACCAGAAGGAGGTTGGGTTGGTGGTGGAATTGAAAATTACCATGGTCCTGACTACTGTAGAATAAATCTTTCGTTTGGCCCTATATGGTCAGAAAATCCTTCTTCTAACACTGAGCATTTTAACATTAGTGATGGATCTCCAAATTATCCTCATCAAGCTGATTTTGTTAACAAAATGAAACCTGGCGCTCAGTTTAGATGGAAAGAAGATCCAACACAAACTGTATACACGGTTGGTCCTAACGTTAGGGAGTGGAATATAAATAGATATGTACACCCGGTAGAAACAAGTGCAAGCCCACTAAACGGTGTTGGTAGAAATGATTCCGCAGCAGCTTATCCAGCTAATTTTAACAAATACTATTACTTACATGTAACACCTAAAATGGGTAGTGGTTGGGATCCAGTGAAAAATACATTAGGACCTATAGATGGTGGTAATAATATAACCTTACCTATATCCGCTGGTACTTCAGCTAGTATGACTGGTAGCACTAGTACTGTTGATAATTGTTGGATTATGCTTGATGCTATTGTTGGCATAGATGTTGACAATGGTAACATAGAAGCTCAATTAAGACCAGGCATGATTGTTACTCATTACGTTAGTAATAGTGTTACTAATAGTATGCCAACATCACCAACATCACATAGTGGTCAATTAGCAGGTCAATATTTAGTTATATCAGAAATAGAATATATAACTAGTTTAAACAAATATAAAGTTTATTTAGTTGGTTATAAATGGCCTTTAAAAACACTTGAAATCCCTGGTAATATTGGTGGACCTTTAACAAACCCTTTTGAACCTGGGTCTGATGTTACTTTTAGACAAGCCAGCATGAACATGGTATCACCAACATATTGTGATAATTATGAAAAAATGCAATCACAACAGCAAAACTTTAACAATTACGGCTCTAGTCAGGTTCATAGTAGAAATACCATGTACGCTGTTGGTTATACACTAGAGTGGATTGAAAGAGTTGATAGAGAAGAGGTAATGCCTGATTTTCCAGCGGTATGGGAGACAGAGCCAAAAGAACAACCTGAGCTAGACATATATTACGAGGTTGGTGGATTAAATCCTCTTAAAATTGATAGCGCTAATGTAGGTTTATCAAAAACATCGTTGCAAACATTATTTTCTTATAACTCTATTATAACAGAAAGAACAGCTGCGCCAATAATAATCACAAGTCCTCTCGTTGTTGATAATGTTATATTAGATCCAGGTGGTAGTCTTGGACCCGTGTTGTTAGTTGATAGCTCTTGGGTAGTAGTAAGTGGTATAACGACTAGTACAGCAGCAGCTACACCTGCTGGTGATGATTTAACAGCCACTCCTTTTGATATAGTGGTTGAAAAGCCAGATGGAACTAAGGTTGAACCTATAAGTATTGATTATATAATAGATGCTTATTATTTAAACCCTGGTGTTTACCCAACGTTAAACAAGTCTCATGCTTTAAGAATAAATACAAGTGAAAACAATTTAGCATTTAGATCATTTTTAGGAAGAAAAGTTAAATTTGGTTTACCTTACTTTAACGCTTATTCTTTTGCCAACGGAGTAGAATCAAATAGAATTAGAGATAACTTTAATTTACCATACATGTTAAATGGTGTTAAAGCCTCAACAACACTAGCAGAACAATACAAAGAAGAACGTAGAGAAACTGGTTTAATATATTCTGGTATATATAATTCTATTACTGGTGTAAACAATTTAAATCAATTTATACAAGCTGAAAAGATAACTAAAGATATAAACCCAACATATGGTAGTATTCAAAAATTATTTTCAAGAGACACAGATTTAGTTACGTTTTGTGAAGATAAAGTTTTAAAAATATTAGCAAACAAAGACGCAGTGTTTAATGCTGATGGAAACCCACAGTTGATTGCAACACCAAATGTTCTTGGTCAAACAATACCTTTTAGTGGTGATTATGGTATATCTAAAAACCCAGAATCATTTGCATCAGAATCTTATAGAGCTTATTTTACAGACAAACAGAGAAGCGTTGTATTAAGATTGTCTCAAGATGGTTTAACACCTATATCTGATTACGGAATGAAAGACTGGTTTAAAGATGCTTTAAATATAAGAACTGGTGATTCATTAAGTGATTACGGTGGTAGTACCCAAGAAGATGTTGACGTAGATATTATGGGTAACTACGATACTAGAAACAATGAATACAACTTAAAAATTGGTTTTACATCAGAGCAAGCGGGTGGTGGTTATTATAAAACACCGGTTGTTGTATCGTTTAAAGAAGAAAATAAAGGTTGGATAAGTTTTAAATCTTTTTTAGAAATGGAAAGCGGTTTAAGTGTTTCTGATAAATACTTTACATTTAAAAATGGTAAAGCTTATTTCCATAACTCACATGATGTTGATAGAAATACTTTTTATGGTCAATACGGGCAATCAAGTATAACTGTTTTGCTTAACGACGATCCTGGTTCAGTAAAAACGTTTAACACATTTAATTACGAAGGATCACAATCTAAGGTTAATAAATTTGTTCAGTACACAGATTCTTTAGGATTCAACCATACAGATAAAGATTTTTACAACTTGTCAGATAAAGACGGTTGGTATATGGCGAATATACAAACAGACATGCAGGATGGTGCTATTGCTGAGTTTATAAACAAAGAAAACAAATGGTTTAATTATATAACAGGTATAGAAAAAGGTGGTTTTTCTCATCTTAGTGAAAGTGAGTTTTCATTTCAAGGCTTAGGCACAGTAGCTAGTTTTTCTATAACAGCTATAGTACCAGGTTGTACAAATCCTTTGTATGTGGAGTATAACCCAGCAGCAACTACAGACGACGGAAGTTGCGCTACAATAGCTGTTCCTGGGTGTATGAATTCAAGCGCTACTAATTACAACGTAAACGCTAATGTTGATGATGGAAGCTGTTTAATTGTTGGTTGTACTGATCCCACGATGTTTAATAATTGTAGTAGTTCTGGTTGTAACGTTCCTTGTCAAGATGATTTAGGTGTTGCTAATGGTACTGCTGGTCCAAATTGTTGCGTGCCTTTTATAACTGGATGTATGACGGCAAATGTTATAAACTCTCCAGCTGCATCATCTGATGTTTATGGAATGTGCGCTCCTCCAAATCAAAGCGTTGTTGGTGATCCAAGTTGGCCTTCTGCGGTTTCTCCAGGCGCTTGTTATCAAGCTGCTGGTGGACCATATTTTGGTTATGATGTATTTAACTATGATCCAAACGCTAATACAGCAGGAACATGTACAGCTCTTCCGAGTGGTTGTACAGATTCAACTGCAAGTAATTATACTTTAGGTTCTATAATAGGTGTTCTTGACGACGGGTCTTGTTTATACGAAGGATGTACTGATTCAACCGCTTTTAATTACAATGCGTTATGGACAGTTGATGACGGATCTTGTTGCTACGTAGCTGGATGTACAGATCCTAGTTCTACAAATTACGATCCAGCAGCTTGCTTTGATGATGGTTCATGTATCCCTTGCGTGTATGGCTGTATGGATATTAATAACGCTAACTATGATGCTAACGCAACATGTCACGATTGTGCTAGTTACTGCGCTGGTGTTTGTGGTTGTAATGATCCTAGCGCCGCTAATTATAGTGCTTCGGTTGCAGCTAATAACGGGTCTTGCGTGTATGATGGATGTTTAGATCCAACAGCTGCAAATCAATTAGAGGTAAATGGAATGCCTATAAGCTGTTTAGATGTAAGTGCTATTTACACTTCTCCAGCTAATTACATTGGTCAAATGAGTCAAGAATGTGGACCTTTACCAAACACATATTCTGTTATGCCCGGTATTGGTGGTAGTATAATGGACGGTGTTTATGGCGGTAATCCACAAGTAATGTTTGATACCTGCGTGTATATTGTTCAAGGTTGTATGATTCCATTGGGCCCATCAAACTTTAGTGGGAATTATTCATTTGGAAGTTTTACAGTGAATCTTAGCTTTGGTACTTTTAATTTTGATCCACTAGCAAACACACCTTGTAATTCAACCGGGTTACCAGGTGACGCTGGTTATAACACTAATAACGATAACGATTGTTGTTTACCAGTAATTTTAGGTTGTATGGATCCAACCGCGCTTAATTTTATACCTTTGGTCAATAATCCTGCTGTAGACGTTAACACTGATAATGGGTCTTGCTGTTACACTGCTGGGTGTACAGATCCAACAGCTACTAATTATGACCCAGCGGCCTGTGTAGATGATGGTAGTTGTAACATACCAGTGTTTGGATGTATGGATGATACCACTGGTTTATACAATACTGGTGGTGCTAACCCAGGTCATAATAATCTTGGGCTTGCTACTAACTGGTCTAATAACACGCTTTGTAATGATCCATCTTATACTACTGATCAGTTTGGTCTTTTTGTTTATGATCTAGGTAGTGGTTGTATAGACCCTAGTAGTGGAACAGCTTGGGGATTTGCGGCTACAAATCACGATCCCTTAGCCACAGCGTGTCCAAGCGGAACGTCTGGTCCTAACTGTGGTTGTACCTATGCTCAAGGTTGTACAGACCCTAGTGCTTACAATTATAACCCTGCTGCTGCTTCACATGTTACACTTCCAGGTGGCTGTACGGATTCATCAGCTACAAACTATGACGCTAGTGCTACTACTGATAACGGTAGTTGTTGTTATCCTATAATAGAAGGTTGTTTACACGAAAACTTTACAAACATAGCGGGAGACGAGTTTGAAAACTATAATTATGGCTCTGGTTCTCTAGGTAATCCTTACGACGTGCAAGGATGGAGTCAGTATAAAGTAACACCAACTGGTAACATTGGTTTTGACGTTAACACTCATGACCAAACAATGTGTATACCTAAAGATGGTATAGCAACAACTCATACTGTAAACAGTAATGCTCAATCACCTTTAGTTGGCGAAAGAAACGGTGCTGGTTGCGTAGACAACCAAGGTAGTGATAGTATAACTATTGATTATTGGTACAAATACCACGAAGGTATTAACACAGCTGGTCCTTATAACTTTGTCAACGCTAACACGCGTGTATTTACTATGACTACTTATCATGGAAATGCTATAACAGCATCTAACACACATCCATTTAATTACAATGAAAATTGGACAGAGTTTGCTACTTTTGCCCAAAACAGTTTTAGTTCTACTGCAACTTGGCCGGTTGAAACAGATTTTTATGATGACAATAGTCTTAACCCATTACAAGCTTCAGCAAATACAGTTGTAGGTGGTGGGGGTGATATTAATAAGTATGGTAGTTTTAATAATTGGGATCCAGCTGTTCAAAATTCATGTTGTAGGATTTCTGGTTGTTTACATCCTTACGCTTTAAATTTTGATGCTATAGGTTATAGACGTAACAACGATTCTCCTATGAATCCAATATATGTAGGCGTTGGTGTTCAAAAATATAACCCAGCAACGGGTCAAATACATATAATGCAAAAAGCAGATCAAAACGCTCCTGGTGGGCCAAGCAACCCGTACAATGTAATTGGACCTCCAACGTCTACTGGTGGTATAAGCTATACTGAAGGTGGTCAAGCTTGTCAAACATGTACTGGTAATCCAGCACCTGTTAGTGGTTATCAAGGTGGTACCACCGGTGATGATGGCGAGAGGTTCCAAAAGTTTTTCAACAACGGTTGGGATGAAAGTGGTAATTACACTGGTGACTTTAGCCCTAAAAATAGATGTGGTAACTCTAGTGGTAATGAAGAATATGAAATGGCAGATAGCACTCTGGCTGCTGGTACTGCATCTATATCATCTGGTTGTAGTGATTGGAGAATAAACGATAATATATGGTCTGAATGCTGTGTGTTTCCGGATGATTACGCGGCTACTGGATTTTCGTGTTTCCCAAATTATCCAAATACATATCCTAGTTTTAGAGTTAATTATTTTAATAGCCCTAACTCCAATATTATTAATTGCTCAGGTTTTAACCAAGGACAAGCTCATCCTAGCGCTTACGGACACACAGACGTTATGGTTGGTGGATGTACTAAACCGTGGGCCTGCCCTGTCCCATCTAGCATAGGTGGTTTACTCCAAGCTCCAAATCCTGCTTATCAAGCTGGTAAAAAAAGCTATGACTCTGGAGCTATGTGGGACGATGGTAGTTGTTGTGAGATAACGCCAGTAAACCAAGGTGGATCTGGTGACTGCACTATCTGTGACGGGACACATAGCGGTGGAGGTACGGGCGTAGGTGGACCATTGCTTTTACCCTTATAAAATAAACTTAAAATAAAAACATATGGCTTTTGTACAAATAACTTTTAACGATCCAATAAACATATCTTGTGATGTAGGTGATGATATATACACCACGTCTACAATAGCTCAAGACTCTGCAAACACATTATTTTTAGGCAACATGTCTGGTTTAGTATATATTGGTACAGTTCACTCTGTTGTTAATGGTGATGGCTTAGACTCTTCAATACCAATATCATTAATAGTTAATCATGGAACTATGCCAGTGCCAGTTATTGCTTCTAACGGTTTTATGATGTTTTCTAAAAACAAACAAGCAAATACCTCTGGTATTACTGGATATTACGCAGAGGCTAAAATGTTTAATAATAGTAAGATTGAAGCAGAGTTGTTTGCTGTTGGATCTTCAGTAGCTATAAGTAGTCAATAATAAAAATATTAAAATGATAAAGTTTATAAAAGAGTTTAACATAGATACATCTGGTGTATTGGTTAGTGGCGAAAGAAGAACTTTTAATATAGTAGGTGATATTGGCGCTAAGTTTGAGCTGGAAGTAAAAAGCTTGTATGGTTACTACGATTTTAAATCAAGATCTATATCATCTACAAGAAAAGTACTTAGAGTAGAAATGCTAAAAGAAAAACACGATAACTATATAGTTTTTAGAGACGCTGTTAGTCTTGGAAAATCATTTGATAGTCTTACATTAACATTAACAGCTATATCAGATAATTGTGTTACAACTAAACATGTTCCATATCAAGAAGTAAGATTTGAAGACAGCGGTTACGTAGGCGCTGTTGATGACAACTCTTCTATTGGTTCTAACGGTGTAAACCTTGTTAAAACAATTGCACAAGGCCCTGCTATAAGTTGGTTTGTACAGCCGTATAGCGCTAACGAACCATCAGCTTGGCCAACTATGTCAGCTGTAACCGTAGGATCTGTTAGTGCTAGAGGTTCTTTTAAAAATAATTTTACACTAACTATAACTGGTGACGCAAAAGATGCTATAAGAATAAACAGACAACCACTACCTGATGACTTTTTAACCGCATCAGTTGTAGGTATTTCTGCTCATTCAGCAATACCAGGTGAAGATCAATTTGATGGATCAGCTAGAAGCACAAAAGACGTTGGCTCTAGTGGTGGGGTTAGTGAAGGTACAAACATTACTATGGTTGATGATAGAAGTACTTTTTGGGCTGTTGGAGATAGAGTAACCGGTAATACTGAGCTAGATGCTAAAACAAAAGACAACGCTGTTACTATTACACACGTTGATGTTGGTTCAAACGCAAAAGTGTTTACTGTATCGGAAAACGTAACTGTAGCAAACGATACAACATTAACTTTTACACCGCCTAGACGTTATAGGTTCCCTGCTAATAATATAATAGACATAAGACCTGGATCAATGGTGCATCCTTCTTCAAATGGCGGTGGTTCTATTATTGGGTCTTACACAAGAAACACAACTATACAGCAATACGTAGATAAAGATTGTGGCTTTGAAATGGTTGAAAAAAATTTACCACTTGCAAACTTAAAAGCTATAGAACCTACAGGCGTACCAACTTTTGATACAAATGGTAAAATTACTAGTCAGGCTGGTAACATATGTTTCTCAACACCTATAGGGGCTGAATTTACAGCCACTAATTATTCTTTTTTAAATCAAGGTATTCAAGCTATAAAAGAAACAAGTAGGGCTGGTGAAATAATATTTACAAATTTAAAAGCAGAAATACTAGACGCTAATATTATTACAGCTACTATTGATGATGTTAGTGCTACTGGTTCTGCTGCTTTAAATGATTTTGACGTGGACAATAAAGATGGTATAATGGATGATGTCAGCGTTGTTAGCGGTGTTAATATTGATAACAGTGGTGGTGATCCAATTGTTACAACAATAGCTAGTAGTACTGGTACAAACTTAACATTAACACCTGGTGGTCATAAAGTTCAAAATGGACAAACGTTAACGTTTACTAATGCTGCTAAAATAATTACTATAACCGGTGAAATTGAAGTAAACAACATAGGTGATTACACTAGAACGCTGTATCTTAACGTTGATAGATTCCTAACTATAACTAACAACGCTTAAAAAACACGTAAAAACTGTAATAATAAAATAACAAAATACAATTATGAAGATAAACAAACCAACACCGTTTAGATATAAAACAAGTCCTTATAAAAACCCTAAAAAATCTCCTTTTACAAGTAAAGCTTTTGATGATGCTATGAAAGATTTTGAGGCCATGGGTAAAGATATGAAGCAAATTGACGTTAAAGGACCTACAAGTATAGGCGCTAAAAGAGCAGAAGGACAAAAGTTTGAAAACATGTTTGCGGATTCAAAGAATGCTTTTGCAAATATGAACATGGAGAATTTTGCAGAAGATCTTACTGTAAATCAAGGACAAGCTCAGTTTGAAAAACAAATGGGTATGCAACAAGAAGCTAACATGCTAGATGCAATGAGAGGTGGTGGTGGTTTTAACGCTGGTAATATCCAAGCTATGGCTAATGCAGGTTCACAACGAAGACAACAAGCGTCAGCTAGCATAGGTCAACAAGAATCAGCTAATCAACAAGCTAGAGTTGCTGGCGCACAAGATGTGCAAAGAAGAAGAGAAATGCAAATGCAAGGTCAAAGCGCGGCTGAACAAATGAAAATGCAAGGCGCTTCAGATCAACAAACAGCTAAAAATGCTGCGGCAGAAGCATTGGCTGGTAGACAATTAGCAGCAGCACAATCAAATCAATCTGCATCCACGGCAAATCAAGCGTTGCAATACCAAGCTGCTAATGATTTTAGAAATACACAATTACAACATCAACAAGGAATGTTACAGTTAATATCTGGAAAAGACGCTGCTGATGCCGCAAATAAAGAAGCTAATAAAAACTGGGGACAAAGAACCTTTGGTTGGTAATTACAAAAAAATAATATGGCAAATACTAAAAACATAATAGATATGGAAGGGTTGTACCGTGCAGGTTACAATTCTCAGATCGATGCTGAAAATGTTAATAAGGACCGTAGAGTTGACTTAATTGATCAACTATTTATGAAAGCCGGTTCTTATGTTATAGATAGATACAAGCAAAATCACGCTGAGCTTAAAGGTTTAAAAACATTAGGAAGAGCTAGTAATTCTCAGATACAAATGGAGATAGAAAAGTTAGGCGGCCAATTAACTCCTAAAATGCAGGCTAGTTTAGATTTGTACAAAGCTGAATATGACAAAGGTGCTAGAATGTCTACTAAAGGCCTTACTAGAAAAAGAAAAAACGAGGGTCAATTAATGATGGACATGGCTTTTCACAAAATGAATACCATGAAAAAAGGCTTGTTAGCCGTGCAAGAACAAATGCAAAAGCAAGTTGATAATGGTATGATAGAGCTTGGTGAAAAACCTTTTAATAACACTGCTGTTACGGGTTGGAATGCTGGTGCTACAGAGCCTGAGTTTACTAACGGTGTTAGATTAGCAAACGGTACTATGTTAGAGAATTTATCTATAGATGATGAAACAGGAGAAATATATTACATGTCTCAAGCTGAAGCTGATACTAGTGAAGAAGCGTACGAAAAAGCAATGAATGAATTAGGTGGCGAAGGAGTTGAAGATAATCAAATGCCCTCGTACGAAGATTGGGCAAGCCAACAAGAAGCACCAGAATTAGAAGCAACGTTATTTTCAAGGGTTAAGTTCCCTGGAGAGCAAGATGATTCTTTACAAGATGGTTACATGGATCTATTAACTAAGCACGAGCAATCTGGATTAGATGGTTTTGAAATAGATCAAGAATCTACTTCTAAACTAAAGATGGAGTTAAACGGTAGGTTTTCTAAAGCAAATGAAAACCAGGTAAGAAGTTTTTTATTTGGTGGACAAGTAACCATGATAGGTGAAAATGGTGAATTAACAAGAGTAACACCCGCGTATAAACTTTTGGTTGATGGTGGCGCTGAACCTGGTAATGCGCAAGGAACAGCTGAAGAGCAAGCTCAGTATGCTAAATTTCAAGGTTTATTAGAACAAATGAAAGGTGAGGATTTTTCAAAGGGAAGTCCACGTAGAGTAGAACTTGTTGACATGGTTTCAGAATCTGTAGAAGGTTACCAGAACAATGCTTACGGAAAGTATCTTCAAAAAGAAGACAAAGCAAATGAAAGAAGAAATAATAGTGGCGGTGGAGGAGGTAATAACGATAGTCAGTACGGTAATTGGGATGATGGTACAACCGGAAGAAGAATGTTTAATAAAGAATGGTTATATCCAAATGACTTCAAAAGAAGAGTCCAACCAACTATAGACGCTCTGAATAGTAGCGAAGATAATATACCAGAACTAAACACTATGAATGGCACGGCTATTAAAAAAGAAAATGGAACGTGGTATTGGTGGAACAAAGGTGGTGGTGACGGAAGCGGATCGTGGGTAGAGTCTGACAGAAATTACATAGCTAGAGGTAACAACGTTATTTCATATTTAGATAAGATGGAAGAAGTTTCTGGTGGTAAAAAGGTGGAATTGCAACCAACACAGTACAACGCTTTACAAAACTTGGAATCAAACTATCCAGCAGGTGACGTTGAGATTCCATACGATAAAAACACATATGCTATTGTACCGGCTGTGGAAGGTAAAAACAAAGGAAAAATGGTTGCTGTTACAAAAAGAGAATGGGGTGACTTAATGAAGCTACATTCTGGTAAAAATAAAGAGTACGTAAGAGAGCTTGCTGCTGGTAGAACAAATTTTTCAAACTTTAAATTTAATTTAAGAGGAGCTTTAAAAGGTGATAAAAAAGGTTTATTAAATTTAAACATAATAGAATAATATGAGCACTAACTACAACCCTTTTGAAGGTGGTAATCAACAACAATCACAAAACAACAATCCATTTAGTGGTGACTCTACATTTACGGGTGGTAACAATCAGTTCTTTACAAATAAAGATGCTAAAGCTATTGGTTATGACGAAGAAAGCAAAAAGAAAAGTATATATGAGATAGGTAGAGAATACTTTGATGCTTTAAACACAGGTTGGCAAACTGGTACTGTTTTAGAAGAGTATTTAGAGGTTTTTAAAGGTAATCATTCTCCAGAAGCTATTGAAGCAATGGTTAAAGCTGGTGACAAACTAAACAAACTGCCTCAAAATGATAGAATGGCAAAGTACATTAAATCTGTTGATGACGCTGGAGGTGGCTTGTGGAATGGTATTATTGAACTTGCAAATACTGATGGAGCTTTAGTGGCTTCTCAAGTAGCTTTACAATCTTTAGCTATGATGGTAAGTGGAGCAGTTGATTCTGGTGTTGACTTAGCGCAGGGCAAAACACCAGACGTTTTTGGTTACATGGCTGCTGGCGCTGGTGTTGGAGCCGCGACCTTTGGAGCAGCTGGTACTATAGCGCCTGGTCTTGGTAATATAATAGGTGCAGGTAGTGGTGCTGTGGCTGGCGCTATGGGTGGCTTGTCTACTGCTTTAGAAAACGGATTAACCTTTGTTGAAATGATGAAGGAGAAAATTGAAGAAGACGGAGGAGAGTACAATAGAGAAAATATTAAATCGTTTTTAGAAGACGATAATAAATACAACGAAATAAGAAACGATGCTCTTAAACGTGGTTTAACCATTGGAGCTGTCGATATGCTCACGGGTGGTATTGCTGGTGCTGTTGGTGTTAAAGTTGGAACTAGTGTTGCTGCTAATGTTTTAGGGCCAAGAATAGCTAAAGGAGCTGGTATACTTGCTGGTACAGCTGTTGAGGGTATTGGTGGTGGTATTGGTGAGGCCGCTGGTCAACTTGCTGGTGGACAAGAGATGAATGCTGCTGATATTATTTTAGAAACATTTGCTGAAACACCTGGCGCTGCAGCTACTGTTGTTCCAAAGGTTTTAATGGAAAAACCTAAATACACTATAACGGAAAACAGAAAAGAAATAGAATATACTAGAGAGCAATTTTTAGAACAGATAGATGGTTTAAACGATGAAAGCATAGCAATGCTTGATATTAAGATTGATAATGACAACGCTTTGGCTGAAGAGTTGTTTACCAGACAAAATGATTTTGTTTTAAGATCTAGAATAGATGATAAGGTTCCAGAAGAAAGAAGAACTGAGTGGTTGAGTTAGAAAAAGAAAGACAAAAACTTGAAAAACAAAGTAAGTTAACAGGTTTGTTTGCTAAACCAAACGCCAAAGAAAAGCTTTTAAACATAGAGGCTCAAATGAAAGACATTATAGATAGTTATGCTGGCGTTGATGGAAGAACATCTGATGTAAGAGCTAGAAGAAAAACTCGTGAAAACATTAATAATGCTCGAAAGAAAATATTAATGGATAGAATACAAACGGGTGTAGAAAAATCTAAAGCATACAATAAAAAAGACATATCTATAGACAATGTTACTGATCCAGAACAAGCTGCTCAAATGAGACTAGATCAAGAAGAGAAAAACGCTATGTATGATATGGGTCTTTTAGAAGCTGAACTGGAAAACACTGTTGATAACGTTGAAAGAGCTAAGATACAAGAAGAGATCAGAATGATTGAAGAAGGTGTTAGCGAAATAAGAAACAACATGAACGAAGCTAAAAACGCTTTTGGTTTTTTATTAGAAGACAGTCAAACTGGTAAAATGAAAATAGTTGTAAACGAAAAGAAAGCTATTGCTGGTGGTGATGGCGCTATAAACGTTGCTGCTCATGAGTTTTTACACGCTGTATTAAACAAGGCTTTTAACACTAGATCTAACAACTATGCTGTAAAAACAGCTAGAGGTTTAGGTGCTTCAGTTGGTGGTGCCTTATTTCAATACATGAAAACACTTGATGATAGTATAGCTACAAATAGTTTTATGGGTAGATTATTATCTTACGCTGAGGCTGGTGAAGAAACAATGGGGCAAGAGGTGTTAAACTTAATGTCTGATTCCTTAGTAGATGGTAGTTTTAATCCTGACGACACGGCTTTAAACAAAATAGGTGACATGTTTTCCACTTTCTTTGAAAGCGTTGGTCTTAAAAAAATAAGGTTTGCAGAAGCTAAAGACGTCTATAGGTTTATAAAAAACTTTAACAAGAGTATTCAGGGAGATAAAATAGCTGGTAGGGTTGTTAAAAGAGCTATGGATCAAGGTGGTGATTTAATAGAAACAACAGACGTAGCTACAGATCAAGAAGCAGCAACAACACCAATGTCAAAGTCTGGTTTTCAAAATGAGCAAGTTGTAAATGAATTAGGGTTAGGAAAAGAAACAATTGGTATTGTAGCCAAAAACACTTTAATTGAAAACCAAATAATAAAAGAAAACATTAAGGACAAAGATGGTAATGTTATGGCATCTCCAGCTATGCAAAGAGCTTTGGCTCAAAACAATTTACCAAGAGCTTTCGCTTTGGCAAGACAAGCGGCTAACAAAGGTAATGAGCTTACACTAGAAGAGGGCTTAAAAATAAACAGTGTTCAAGATTTTTTTAGTGAGTACAGTTTAAAACTTGTAGAACTAGCTAGAACATACAGAGCCGTAAAAGATGGTAAACGTGTACCTTTTGGTGCTTACATGAATACTTTGTTACCTAAAAAATATTCTGGTATACTAGATAAACTTAAAAGCAAGATAGAAACGTCAAGTATGACTGATGAAAAAACTGCTAAAAAAGTTTCTAGAAAATCAAGTACAATAAATAATTTAGCATCAACAGAAGTTGAAGGTAAAGTAGTTGCTTTAGAGTCTATAGATCAAGAAAAAGTTCAACAAACACTAGTTAAACAAGTAATTGAAAACGATACTAGATTATATAAATATAAAGATGTAAAATCTGAACTGACAGCACATCGTAAGTTTACAAAAGAAGGCGTTGAAATAACACCAGAGCTAAAAGCTAAATACAAAAAACAAGGTAAAAAAGTACCTAAAGAATTAAAGTCATTACGTAAACCCATAGGAAGCCTCTATAGTGGTTTAGAAGCTGTCTCTGAGATCTTTGGAAAAGATATAGCTATTAGGATAATTAAAGAGCAAGACTTAACTACAGAGCAAAGAAAATCTGTTCAAGATAAAATACTTAGATATTTCCCACAGGTAATAGCTATGATGCCTTTTGGTACAACAGCTAGTGGTGATGCAACTGGTATTGCTAATACTGGTTTAGGTGTGTTTTATAAAAAGCTAGCTAGAACTAAAATGAAAGATACTGGAACTGGTAAAGGTTTAGCTACGCAGCAAAAACAATACATTGATCCAAAAATGTTTAAACAAATGGCTGGATTAGTTCGTGGCGCTAGAGTTAACAACACGTCTGTTGATGGTTTTCTTAGGGCTGTTATTGTTCAAGTGGCTTCTATAGCTAACAACCAAGCAATAAGACAAGCCCACGGTCCAGCGGTGCTATCGTTAAAAGATGGTAAAGCGTCTACTATGTTTGCTAAAGATGCTAAGAAAAATTCAGATGCTACAAATAAAAACCTTAATGATGGTTTAACAACTAAGATACAGCAAAAAGAAAATGGTAGCTGGCCTAGTATATCTGAGATACACAAGCAGGTTATGGTTGACATGAACTCAGATTTTGGTAGACAAGATTTAGAACAATGGTTGTTTGAAGGTAACGGAAGAGAATATCTTACAAAAGCTTTTTTAACAAACCCTGGTAATTTTACTGGTACAACTAAAAGTGGTGTTGATGCTAAAGGTAACCCAATAAGGTTACATACTAGAAATTTATTATATAAAAGTGTTCCAGAGTTAAAAGAAAAAGTTGAGCTTGAGTTAAATAAAGAAGCATTAATTCAATACAAAGTTGAGTTTGATAAACTAAATAATGAGCAAAAATTAAGTGTTGAAAAAACTGTTTTTCCAGCTGATTCAAAATACAATGAGCAAGAGCTTGAAGATATAGCTAATGTGTTTAAAAAAATACCACAAGACGAAAAAAATCTTGCTGACAATAAATTAAGAGAAAGTAAAGCTAGAGGTTTTGAATTAATATGGAAAGCTTTTGATCAAATGATTGAAGATAACCCAGCAAACGGTAGATATATATTAGCATTGTTATCATCTAGTAGTTCACAGCAAAGAGCTTTTATAAGAACAGGGTCTTTGTTTGGTTTTACAAACACTCTTGACGGAGCAAATGTAGAAGAACATACTTTAGCCGCTAGTGATTTTGCAAAGTTTTTGTACAATAGGTTAATGGAAAGAAATTTGTTTGGTGATTTTAACTTTTTTGAAAGAGCTGTACAGTCTTATATTCAAGGTTCTTTACCATTAAAAATGGATAACAACTTGTCTGGATCTGGTTTTAGTTATAAAAATAACGCTGGTAAATATAGTTGGGATGTTTTTATGGGATTAAAACCTATATGGATAAGATATATAAACCCTGAGGTAAATGGAAATAATGGTGGTGTTGATCCTAATGTGATAAAGCTTGCTAATGGTAATACGCTAGCTGAAGAATACGGCGTTGGTATACCTAAGGCAATGAGAACACCAGGTGTTATAGCTAAACAGCAAGAAATTTTGTTTAACATTTTTAATGAAATTAATACAGACAAAAGAGCTAAGATGATATCTACAGCTGGTAAAGCTATAAATAATTTTGCTAAATTAAATATAAAACAAGAGGCTAAAAGCAATACAAAGTTAATGGCTGTTAAAGCTATGAGTCCAATGTCAAAGAAATCAAAAGGAATTACAGTTTTAGATTTTGATGATACTCTTGCAACAACTAAATCACTAGTTAAATATACAAAACCTGATGGTACTACTGGCACTTTAAATGCGGAGCAGTTTGCTAGTACATATGAAAACTTATTAGACAAGGGTTACACGTTTGATTTTTCTGATTTTAATAAAGTTGTAAAAGGTAAGTTAGCGCCATTGTTTAAAAAAGCTATGAAGTTACAAGGTAAGTTTGGGCCTGAAAATATGTTTGTATTAACGGCAAGACCACCGCAAGCAGCTAAAGCTATATTTGATTTTTTAAAAGCCAATGGTTTGAATATACCTTTAAAAAACATAACAGGCTTAGGTAATTCTACAGCCGAAGCAAAAGCTTTGTGGATGGCTGATAAAGTTGCTAATGGTTATAATGATTTTTATTTTGCTGACGATGCTTTACAAAACGTGCAGGCCGTGCAAAATATGTTGGATCAGTTTGATGTTAAGTCAAAAGTTCAACAAGCTAAAGTTAATTTTAGTAAAGATATGAGTGGTGATTTTAATAAAATACTAGAAGACGTAACAGGTATTGAAGCTAAAAAAAGATTTTCAGCTATAAAAGCTAGAAAACGTGGCGCTGACAAAGGTAAGTTTAGATTTTTTATACCACCGTCACACGAGGACTTTGTAGGTCTTTTGTATAATTTTTTAGGCAAGGGTAAGCAAGGTAATGCTCATATGAGGTTTTTTGAAGAAAGCTTGATAAAACCTTTGAACAGAGGTTATAGAGAGTTAGACACGGCTAAACAGGCTATAGCTAATGATTACAAATCGCTAAACAAAGAATTTGCTGATGTTAAAGCTAAGTTTAGAGAAAAAACTCCTGATGGAGATTTTACATATCAAGATGCTGTAAGGGTTTATCTTTGGGATAAACATGGTTATACAATACCAGGTTTGTCACCAACAGATCAACAGGGTTTAGTTGACTTAGTTAAAGAAGATTCTCAGTTGCAAACCTACGCGGAAACATTGAATATAATATCTAAACAAGATGCTTATGTGAACCCTACGGAAGGATGGGAAGCCGGTGATATACGTTTAGATTTGATAGATGCTACCGGTAGAGTTGGTAGAGCACAATATTTTACTGAGTTTAATGAAAATGCAGATACAATGTTCTCTGAGGAAAATCTAAATAAAATTGAAGCAGCATATGGTTCTAATTTTAGAAGTGCACTAGAAGACATGCTTCATAGAATAAGTACCGGTGTTAATAGACCTAAAGGACAAAGCGCCACTGTAAACAAGTTCATGAACTATTTAAATGGTTCTGTTGGTTCTGTTATGTTTCTTAATATGAGATCTGCTGTTTTACAGCAAATGTCTATCGTGAACTATTTAAATTTTGCTGATAACAACATTGCTTCTGCTGCTGCCGCTTTTGCTAACCAACCACAATACTGGAAAGACTTTGCGTTTATATTTAATTCAGACATGTTAAAGCAAAGAAGAGGTGGTATTGGTAATGATATTAACGGTGCTGAACTTGCTGAAGCTGTTAGTAAATCTAAAAACCCAATAGGTAGTGCTATAGGTAAATTACTGCAACTTGGTTTTACACCAACTCAAATTGGTGACAGTATAGCTATTGCTGCTGGTGGTTCTACTTTCTACAGAAATAGAATAAATAAATATATAAAAGATGGAATGAGTAAGCAAGAGGCTGAAGCCGCTGCGTTTACAGATTTTCAAGATATAACTCAGTCTACCCAGCAGTCGGCTAGACCTGACATGACCTCTCAGCAACAAGCAAGCTGGATAGGTAAAGTTGTTTTAAACTTTCAAAACATTACATCGCAGTATAACAGGTTGATTAAAAAAGCTGCTAGTGATATATATAATAGAAGAACAACTAAACCTAATAGCACACAGTTGCAAAGTGATTTGTCTAACACATCTAGAATATTGTATTATGGTGCTGTGCAAAATATAGTTTTCTACAGTTTACAAACCGCTTTGTTTGCACTTATGTTTGGTACTGATGATGAAGATGATGATAGAAAAAGTGAACAGTTTTTAAAGAAACAAGAAAGAGTTGTACAAGGAACTATAGATTCTTTATTAAGAGGCTCAGGTATATATGGAGCGGTTCTTTCTACATTAAAAAATATGTATATAAAATGGCAAGAACAAAGAGAAAAAAATTATAACAAAGATGAAAGCGCTGTTATAATGGAAATGTTAAACTTTTCACCTGTTGTTGGTATTAAGGCTAGAAAAATGGTTAACGCTGAAAAAACTCTTAATTACAATAAAAAAGTTATAAAAGAAATGGAGACTTTTGATATTGATAATCCTATGTGGTCAGCTGTAACAAATTATGTAGAAGGAACAACTAATGCACCTGTAAACAGATTATATAACAAAACAATAAACGTTAGAAACTCTTTAGACAATCAATATACGGCTTTTCAAAGAATTATGTTTTTTATGGGTTACACAACTTGGAGTTTAGATCTTGGTGATACTCAAAAAATGAAAGATATAAAACAAAAAATTAAAGACGATAGTAATAAAAAGAAAAAGAAAAAACAAACAACTAAAAATCCCTGGTCAAGAACTAAAAGCTCAAAAAAAATAAAAAACCCTTGGCAGTAAACAATTAAAAAAATAAGTGATTATATAAAAATGGTGAAAAAACTAATAATATTACTAATAACAGTTGTTCTTGTAGCTTGTTCAGCACCTAAAAAGTGTTGCTCGCAAACTATTGGAAAAGAGGACATTAAAAAAATGTTAAAGTTTTCCACGTTTTACGCTGCTGTAAACGGTGGGACTTCACTTTCTGATGTTGATGTATTTTCCATAGATAATGGCTTGTCTACGAGTACTATATCAACTCCTTACGATTATAATTTTACCATAGGTTTACGTAAGATAGCTAGGTTTGGATATGAAAATAAAGCACAAACGTTTTATGATGGTACGGAATCTAATTACAGTGATGCGGCCACTGTTGGTAAAGTAAAAGGAGTTGAATACTTATTTGAAGTAAATTACAAAAGGCAAGAAGGTGTAGATTACATGGATCAACACCACTTTATTAGATTTAGTTCTGATGATGGTTGTCCAGATGAAATGTGTATAAACTTCTTTGCTTTAAAATTAGAATACTTAGAAGATGGTTTTGCTGATATTAAATACTTTGAGGCATCTGAAAGATATAGACAGCGCAAGGGTAAAAACTTATCGTGGAATTTTGGATTAACGCATCGACTTGCAGAGCCATACGGTTATAACGCTTTAGATGAGTGGATGTTAGATAATGGTAATATACATTATACTTTTTTAGCACTAGAACAAGGATATACAGTGGATGTGTAT